GACGCGCCTGACAACCTGGGGCAGAAGTTCATGTCCTTCCAGGCTGACAAGCAGCGTGCCAAGGCCTTCATGGAGGTGGCGGCCAACAACGCCCCCATCGAGCGCATGAACGCCGAGCTGCAAAAGCGTGACGCGGAGATCGAGAACCTGCGCACGATGGTCGAGGCCCTGCAGGCCCAGGCCAAGCCCGGCAAGCGCGCCGTGGCCGCGGAGCCGCTCGCAGCCTGAAGAAGGGTAGGGGATGGCCTTCCAGATCGTCAACGAGTCAACCCTCTCGGCCATCGTCCAGAATGTGGCCGGGATGGTGGCCTTCCCCATTCCGTCTGATCCTGCCGGTAGCACCGACCCCGCGGTGCAGCAGATGGTGCAGGCCGTCAACATGTCCGGCATCGAGTTGCTGTCCATGTACGACTGGCAGGAGCTGGTCAAGAACTACCAGATCTCGATCCTGCAGGACACCAGCGGGCAGAAGGAAAAGTCCTTCGACATGCCCGAGGACTTCTTCGACTGGATTGACCAGACCAACTGGAACGCGACGACGCAGTTCCCGTCGCTGGGGCCGGTGTCGCCACAGATGTGGCAGCAGCTGCTGATCCGCACGACGCTGCCCACGCTGTCGTTCTACTGGCAGGTGCGGGACAACAAGATCTACGTCCTGGCGCCGCCGTCTGCCCCGCAGACGATGAACTTCTTCTACCTGTCGCAGGCCTGGGTACGCGATCAGGACGACAGCACGCTGTACAAGAACCGCGTCACCAAGAACGGCGACGTGACCCTGCTCGACCCGACGCTGGTGACGCTGTACACCCGCGTGAAGTGGCTCGAGATGAAGGGCCTGGACAGCTCTGCGGCCATGCGCGACTTCCAGGTGAGCTTTGAGAACCGCAAGGGCGCCGAGAAGGGCGCGCCGGTGCTCAGCATGGCGCGGGACTTCCGCTTCCCCTACATCCAGCCGCTGATCAATACGCCTGACACGGGCATGGGGGCCTGACGTGCCTCTGGTGCCGCTGAAGCCCTTCAAGGTGCCGCGAAGGGCGGCCGCCTCGCAGGTGTCGCAGTCCGCGATCATCCCGGCGCCTGTGGGCGGCCTGAACTACCGAGACCCGATCAGTGCCATGGACCCGCGCGACGCGCTGGTGCTGACCAACCTGATCCCGGGGCAACAGGGCGTGGAGCTGCGCCGCGGCTGGGCCGAGTTTGCCGACGCCGTCGAGGTGTCTGGTGCGCCGCAGTCGGTGGAGGCGGTGTTCTCCTACAAGGCGCCCAGCTCGGCCAATGACAAGGTGTTCATGGCCGCCAATGGCAACATCTACGACGTGACCGCAGGCGGCACGCCGACGGTGGCTGTCACGGGCACCGGCAGCACGGCAGACGAGTGGTGGACGACGCAGTTCTCCACCGCGGCCGACACCTTTTTGCTGGCCGTCTCGCCAGGCGCGGGCTACTGGACCTACAGCACCACCTCGGGCTGGGTCAACCGCACCGGCACCGTCACCGGCATGACGACCTCGGTGCGCACGGTGATGGTCTGGAAGCGCCGCGTCTGGTTCACGTTCGCGGACAGCCCCAACGTCTACTACATGAACGCGGTGGACGCGATCACCGGCACGGTGACGTCGTTCCCCATGGGCTCGCTGCTGCGCAACGGCGGCTACGTGTCGGCCATGGTCAACTGGACCACCGACGCCGGCATCTCGGTGGACGACTACTTGGTGGTGATCGGCACCGAGGGCGATGTGGGCGTGTGGCAGGGCACCGACCCCACCAGCGCGGCCACGTTCGAGCTCAAGGGCGTCTGGTACGTGGGCCCGGTGCCGCTGCACGGCCGGTACTTCACCACGTTCGGCGGCGACGTGATGATCGTCTCGCAGCTCGGCCTGGTGCCGATGTCGCGCCTGTTCACGGGCCAGTTCAGCGTAGACAACCAGAACGTCGGCCCCGCGGCCAAGATTCAGACGGTCTTCGCGCCCCTGGTGCGCAGCCTGCGCGACGAGAAGTTCTGGAACGTCTTTGTGGTGCCGTCTTCTGACGTGCTGGTGATCTCGCTGCCTGTGGATGGCGACGTCTACCGGCAGTTCGCCATGAACGTCACCACCGGGGCCTGGTGCAGTTTTGAGGGCATGCCCATCCGCAGCGCCGCGGTCATTGGCGGTGAGCTGTACTTTGGTCAGGCTAACGGCACCACTTGCAAGGGTCTGTCTGGCGACTTGGACGGCTTGGCCATTGACAACACCGGTGGGTCCTACGTGCTGGGTGAGGTGCAGTGCGCCTTCAACGCGTTTGGCGCGCCGGGGCAGTTGAAAAAGTTCAGCCTGGCCCGGCCTATCTTCTTCGGACCGGCAGCGCCCAGTGCTCAGCTGACGATCAACACGCAATACGCCTTCAACGACACCGCGGGCGCCCCGGCGTTCTCCGACCCGGGCGCCTCCGTTTGGGGTTCTGGCATTTGGAGCCAGGCCGTGTGGTTGACGAACAACAGCTACGAGGGCTGGTTCGGCACGGCCGCGTTGGGCTACTACGGATCGCTGCGCATGAAGCTGCGCGGCCTGCCGGGCACGTCGTTCCTGTCGGCGCACGTGCTCAGTGAAATGGGTGGGGTGATGTAATGGCGACTGCTCCTGTTCCTTACCAGAGCGCGCTGATTGAGTCTCTGCGGGCTGCGTCTCCTGGTTTCACCAGCAACAACCCGGGCGTGACGATGCTGGCCAACCCGGCCAACAGCAGGTCGATCATTGACTTCATGCGTGCGCCCAGAGGAAACCTGCTGTTCACGCCTCCACCTCCTCCTCCCGCACCAGCGCCCTCGCCTGCCCCGGCGCCAGCCCCTACCTATGGCGGTGGAGGGGGCGGTGGTGGGCCGGTGACGCCGGGTCCAGTGGTCATTGGTCCTGGGCCGTCGTTTCCTGTCGATCCTGCACCCGCGCCCGCTCCTGAAGTCCCTGACTACACGGACGATCTTTGGCCGCCAGTGGAAGAGCCACCGCCGGTTGAGACGTTTCCGGTGCCGGATCCTGCACCTCCTGAAGTGGTGGATTTGCCGCCGCTGCCGCCAGAGGATGAGGTGGCAACACCGTTCCCTGTCCCAGACCCTGCACCGCCTGATGTGGTGGATCTGCCGCCGTTGCCGCCAGAGGACGGCCCGGAGGTTCCTGACTACACGGACGATCTGTGGCCGCCTGTCGAGCCTGAACCTCAAGACCCTCCGCAGGGCGAGATCGTCATTGAACCCATTGGCGGGGGTGATCGTGATCAGATCCGCGAGGCTGATCCGGTCACTGTCGTCAGTGATCCGATTGATGAGTGGGAGCCAATAACTCTGCCAGAGATTGACTTGGCAGACCTAATGGGCCCGCCTTTGGTGCAAGACCCTCCGTCTCCATCGGTGGAGGTTGTGCAGGACTTGCCCGTCACCACGACACCAGCGCCGGTCTATGACCCTGTCGAAAACTTTGACATTGACAGAGAACTCGGATTAGTGCCTGAGTGGGATGTGTATGTGCCGCCTTCTGAGAACTCCTTCGACTTTGCTTCCGAAAACTCCTTCGACTTTGACTTCTTTGACGATGCCCATTCTAGAGCTAATACATGCACAAAGGCCCGACTCACGAAGGGCTGTATTTATTAGATTTAAAGCCGACATCTTTTGGTGATTCATAATAACTTTTCGAACCTCATGC